GGAACTTAAAGTTACTGTAACCTGACCATCAAGCGCAGTATCTAAAAGTTCTAAATTTGTATTTGTTGTATCACCCCATGTGCCAGACTGTTCGCCTGTGCCGATGAGTTCGATACCGTTGTTTAATGTATATGTACTAGGCATTTTTCTATCCTATGCTGCTATGTCATCCCAGCCCGGAGATTGAGACGGTGTTTCGTCACTCCAAGCGGGGGTGGAAGATGGTGTTATGGGATTATAACTCGGATTTTGATTTGGAACAATAGCCCCCCAAACGAGGACCTGACCTGCAATACCTGTCGCTGATACTCCAGTGACATGAACGTCTGCATTTGCGTTAGTTTCTACGGCACCAACCTGACCAGTTCCTGCAACGCCAGTGACGTTTACAGTAACAAATATTCCTACATCTACTGTTCCAACAGAACCAGTAGCCGCAATACCAGTAGCGGGAGCATTAGCGTCAGCAGTCGTAGTGACCGCACCAACATAAGCTCTAGCCTCCAGTCCCGTAACAGAAGTTATTGAATCGGCGGTGACGACGACAGACCCTACGGTTCCTGTACCAGCCACTCCAGTAGCTGAGACAACTGCGGTTCCAATTACCGTTACAGAATCAACAGAACCAGTAGCCGCAATACCCGTGACGTTTACATTAACGCCTACGCCTTCAATAATACTTACAGAGCCAACTTCACCTGTTGCGGAAACGCCAGTTGGATTAACGTTAGCCTCTGCTACAACGGTTACGCCGCCAACTGAACCCGCGGCCTGTAGACCAGTCACAGGGACATTGGCCTCTGCGACTATTGTTACAGAGCCAATTCCCCCAACGGCACCCACGTTCGTAACGGAGCCTTCGCCAAAGGCAAGCTGGCCCCACGTTCCTCGGCCCCAACCAGAAAAGGGGACGATAACATCCGTCATTAGGCTATCCGAATGATGGCGTTAGAAGCATCTGCCGTTGGGAATACTACAGTAAAGTCGCCATTTGTAGAAGTTTTGTCAGAACCAAAGTCCAAAACTACAACAGCAGGGTTTCCTGCGGCGGAATCGTTATAAATCAAAGCTCCGCGAGCGGTAATGGTCGAAGAGGACCAAGTTGTATCCGCAAAATCAGTAAAAGCTGTAGTTCCTGAGCTTGTCGGATCAACTCGTGTTAGAGTGTTTCCTCCAGCACTATAACCTGTTCCTGATACCTCGTTAGTCGCGGTATAAGCTGTTGTAGAGGCGTTAAAAGATGCACTATTCGTATAAAGGGCAATCTTAAACGTGCTACCACCTGAGTTTTTAAAGTTATGCACGGCCTCAAGAAGCTCTTTCTTAAAGCTCGTACACATGAAGTTACCTGAAAAGGCCATGTCACAATCTCCTTATAAGTTTAACATGTTTGTTTTGACTGATACTTATCATGTTTTTTCTCGCAAAATAAGACCAGTACGATAAGCGTCAGTAACTTCTTGTGATTCTCCGAAGTTTTTGACGCGAGAAAGGGCTTCAGTGAATCGCTGAGTGTAGTTTTGAACTAAATCAGCCTCACCCTTCATAAATGTATATGCTTCGATTAAAGAGCCATATAGCATTGAAACAGAAGCATTTGTGCTTAACCATGTTGTTCCATCTTCAGCACCAGCCGTTAGGCTTGCTGGGCGATAGAAATAGTGAAGCTCCACTTCATAGGCCGCATCTGGAGTTGGGCCTAGTATGAAATTATCAATATCAAACTGCGCATAGTATCTAGGAGCGCCAGCCGTAGAATTGTTCGGGTTAAATGACTGAACAAAGTTTACGTCTTTAAATAAAACAAACTCTTTGTTGCCTCCACTTGTAAAAGAAAGGCTATATGGAGCTAAATAATCGCTGGGAAGGGCAAGATATTGATTGTTTGCCGCCATATTCCCGGATTGATTCTTCCTAAATACCTCTAACTGAGCTATTTTGAGTATGCGCTCTTCAGTGTTTTTAATGAAAATATCAAGACTGTTCACAAAAGTTGTTTCTGTGTTTTCAGTGTAATCCTGAATCGCGGTCTTTAATTGTGCGTATGTAAAGCTCATGATATATTCACCGTAACGCTACCAACAGAACCAGTAGCAACTAAATTATTTGGGGTTAACCCCCCATCGTATGCCATTCCTACCGGATTCCAGCCCCATTGTATATTGTCTTGTTGCGGAATGTTCTGTTCAGGCCGTGGATTGCGCAGTGCTTGAGGGTCAGGAGTGGCGCGAAGAGGCTCTAGCTGTGGTTGCTTTGCTTCCCACTCGTCCTTGCCCACAAGAAGCCCATTCCACTCCTTACGCATGTCTCTGAGCCTATATCTGAAGCCAGAGCGGTCAGATATGCCATATGCCCACTTTCCTGTGGCATACTTAGACATAACGGTAATTCCTCAAATCTGGGGCAACTCTAAAGGATGCGCGATCTCTATCTTCATCCATTGCGCGGCCTATTTCCTCTTCATAGACTGTTTTTAGGAGTTGAGAGCGGTCTGGAGCGCGTTTTATACTGATATAATAGGCTAAACCAGCCGCTAAAGCAGGGTAAAAACGGAACGGAACTTGCACTGTATTTGTGTAAGTATCAGCGTCATCTAGGCGTATTAGGGCGTTATAATACACCACATCAGTGCTATTATCAGGCAAAGGCCACATTTTTAAGACAGGATTTATCAATCTATCGACAAAATACTGCGTTGGACGACCTGTTGTGGATTTTGTTGGGATATTTAGGTATTCATCCCTACTTATGCGGTCTAACGCGTAATCTGTGCCATCTCGACGTACAACAAGGGATAATATGTCAATTGTGGACGTTCCGAGGTCGTAAGTGCCATCTCCCTGAGTAACTGTCAGGTTCTTTTCAGCTATAGTCCATTGATTTAATCCACGGTTAGCCCAGTCAGCAAACATTAGGTTCATAGACCTTTTTGCTGTTTTTAAGTCATATCCAGTGCGAACTTCCAAGCCGCAACGCTCAAAAGCCTCTTCAACGTAGTCAGCTACGTCTAATTCAAAGTCTGTTGAGCCTGATACTGTCATTTCTTCTTCCTTTTAAGAGCCTTTACCCTCCGAGGTTTACCCGCAGGTTGCCCAATACGCTTCTTTTGTGCCACTCTACTACGCTTTTCGCTCGCTGTCATCTCCGAAGCTGTCTTCGGGGTCTTTGAGCTTACGCGCTTGCTTGGGCGACAGTAAGGTGTTCCACGTTTTTCACCCTTTTTGCGACCACAAGCCTTGCCTGTACGCACATCTTTCCAGTCTTCTTTAAACCAACGCTTTAAAGCCGCGCCTTTTTTTGTTTTTCTAACCGCCATCAGCTTTTCTTCGTCACTTTGCGGCGACCAGACATCACCTTTCCGCAACCATTTGCGACTACTTCACCACCTTTTACCATTCGACGCACTGGACGCTTGCGAAACTCGTTAGAAGGCTCAATAACGCCTCCCATAGCCTTCTTTACAGGCTTTTTCTTACTGTTTCCCCAGTTTTTAGCGCCGACTTTTCGGCACTTTGCGATTGCGCCGCTTGCGTATGCGCTTGGGAACACCTTGTACCTTGCTTTTACCTTTTTGTAGCACGCGTCCTTTGGCATTTTTCTTCCTCTTCATAGGCGGCTTTGTGATTTGCTGCCCCATCTGTGAACGGCTTATCGCCATTTAGCATTTCCACCGTTTTCTTGCTTGCCTCAAACGGCTATTTGGGTCTTTTGCCGCTTTTGGAAACTTTTTCATTTGACCAGCCGAGCGTGCGCAGTATGATTTGCGCCGCTTGGCATCTTTACTGCCTTTTTTGACCTTTCCAGTCACAGCAGTTTTCAGCTTAGAGCCGGGATTTGCTTTTTTATACGCGGCAACGCCCTTTTTGGTCATGCCTGCCCCTGATTTGGTTTTGCGATAATTCCCGCCCTTACCAGTGGTTTTTCGTATAGGATTTTCTTTTTTACGAGGCATTAATCACCTATAAAACTTTTAGATGGGAGAATAAGGCACCCTCCCACCATATTTTAAGACAAAAATACTGTCAGTTCGTTGCTTGATCCTGTGAAAGCACTAACATACGCACCGCTTGTAGCGAGAATACCGTCATCAGGAATGTTTAAATGGTGCATTCCTGTTGGAAAAGTTTGCGTAATTAGTGTATCGCCCGAACCGCTACCATCTTTAATCGTAAAAGCACCCGCTGCGGCTGCATAAATTACAATTTGACGAATGCGAGAACGAGCAGGACCGACAACAGCCGCAGATGTACCCTGCGCCCAATTATATGCCTTTACTGGACCTGCCATATTATTCTCCTATTACGCTAAATTGTTGTTTTGCGCGTACAGAACTGTGAAACGAACCAAACCTGCGGTTGTAGCGGCAGAAGCAGTAACAGTCAGTCGAATATCTGCCGTACCTGTATCTTGCCAAGCCAAAGCAGCGCCAGCTTGAGTCGTCGGATACTTGCGACCCGCATCTGTACCACTAGCATAAGTGTTTAGAACGGTTGCAGCACCGCCAACTGTGTCACCAACACTCAAGTTAGTTGTAGTGTTTGCTGCCGTAATAACATCAATCACCAAGTCAATAATCTGAGAATTTGCAGGAATAACAACGTCAGTAACGGATGCCGCTAATGCGCCGCCAGATAAATCTGCTGAAAAAGTCTGCGTCATAACAACTTGACCAACGTTTGCAATATCAGAGCCAAGCGTTGTGCCAGTAGTATCTTTAATTGTGCCAGCCTTTATTGGGCCAGAGAAAGTAGTAATACCCATGTCTATCTCCTGTCTGGGTTAAGTCAGCCGCCCAATGCGGCTGTCAGGGATAAATTAACAATACACCAAGTTTTTTAAAAAAGAAAGGGGCCACCGAAGTGACCCCTCAAGTTAGGAGGAGGTATGAACTACCTCCCTAACTGTAACACACTTTATGCACCCGGAGAACCGAATACAGCGCGTGGGTCAGAATAGCCGAAGCTATAACGCTCACGAGCTTTAAAGCGCATGTTGCCTGTGTCAAAATCAGCTTCCATGTTTGTACGCATTGGTGAGCGTTCAAAGTGTTTGAAGCCATTTGGAGCATCAGTTTTGATGAAAAACGCATCTGGGTCTGTCAAGAAGTGGTTAACAGTGTAACCCTCTGGAAGCATACCCATGTTACGAATTGCGTTAATATCATTATCA